CCCCCTTATCTACTTTGAAAGGAGGTGTTGGTGTATCTGCAAATAACAACGAAGTGCAATATGTCCTGCGATCACTGTTGCTATAGTTGTACCAAGCACGGAAGACATGCCGAGTGGAGTACTTTGGTGGACATGGTTGCTTTTGCCAGAGACTACGGCGGTACGTGAAGTATTTCAATAGGGGGCGGTGAGCCCACTTTGCATCCACGATTTTTTGACTTGCTGAAGATTTGTCTGGATGACTTTGATTCTGTCTGGATGGCAACCAACGGAAGTCAAACTGAAATCATGTACAGGCTTGCCGATATCATGGACGGGGAGGATTACCCAGAGTGCGATTGTGCTGAAGTGTACGGAGAAGAAGAATATGAAGAGAACGGATGCCTGTGTCATGAGAAGATAGAGTATGATTCTATTTATCAGGAGAACAAGTTATCCGTAGAGTTATCCAGAGATTCATATCATGATGATATAGATCCTGGAATAGTTGGGATGTGGGAACGTAGGAGTAGAGCACACAGGCATTCTAATTTCGGTATTCGAAATACTTCAAACAGTGTGGATGGATTAAGTGCTTCAGGGAGAGCGAAAAGTAATGGAATTGGACAGTCAGAACATTGTGTTTGTCCAGACATAGTAATAAAGCCTACGGGGAAATTAAAAATGTGTGGATGTGACAATTCTCCTATTATTGGGGATATATGGTCTGGAGTTGATCCAAAGTGGGAAGAAAAAATGAACAGTGATGCCTTTAATGAGGAACGGTGTTACAAATCCCTAAGAAAGAAGAGGTCTTAATGCCCGACTATGGAGCAATTTTTAAGTCCTTACTTCTACTGACAGGAGTTATTATAATGGCCTGTCGTCCACCTATGGGGGGCTAAATTTATAGGTGCTTTGTTGTCCATGGGAGCCTATTCTTCATTGGAGTAATAAGTAAAATGCAAATGAGTAGAAAGGTAGCGTCATTGATAAGTGAGGTGGGGGGACGTAATGTGATGGAAAGGAAAGTTGACGTGCGGTGTGGAGAGGGAAAAGTGGAGTACACTACTGTATATGAAAGGCGGTGTAACGTATTCTGCGGTAGCGGGTCGTGTAGTATTGTGTTGTGATGTTATTGTAGTGTGGCGAAAGGTAATGTAGGGGAAATGCGATGATCTGTCCACCCTTAGGAAAGGAGATAAATTTGTGGAATTAAAAATTGGTACGAAAGTAATATTTAAATATTTTTCAGCATCCCCTTATAGACCGGGGAAAATCACGAATAAAAGGATTGGAGAAAAAGCAACTTTGTACACTGTCCAAGATTCAAAATCTAAGAAAGTATACAAAGATGTCCCTTTATTCTGTTTTTATCAGTGGGACGATTTTAACAAAAAAAGTATTAAAGAAATGGCTTGTCTGGAAGAGGAAAGAGAAAAGTTAATGCGGAAGATATTGGCTGTCAAGGAAGCAATGTTAACATTTAAAAAATAAGGAGGATTGTCAATGGATCGAGTCACAGGAAAAGAAGAACGAAATATCGCAGGAAAAACAATGCAGGGTATGAGGGCAGACAATGCTTTTATGCAAAAAGTTGAGTCGATGACCTTGACACTTGAATTTTTAACTCCGATTCTGGGGACCGTGTCAAAAGATCCCAACAGTTATGAGAAGTACATCATGGTAAAAATGGCTGAGAAGAATAACCTGACCACGGAAGAGGTTGAACAACGGATGAAGGAAGAACTTTCCTCTGTTGTTCAAGGGGCCAAAACCGGAGACGACCAGGAAGAACTCAATAACGATGTTGAACTTAAAGGATGGACAGGCTTTCACAGTGATGAAAACGGCCTCTTCCTTTATGAGTACGCCATTCTGGGGTTCTTGAAAAGTGCTATGGAAGTAGGGCAAGCCGCAGGAATTTTCAATAAAATATCCGCTTACAAAAAGTGGGCAGACAATCTCATTATGATCCTTCCCCGGAAGATTTACTTCGGCACTCATGCCCCAGATGGAGTACTTGCAAGGCCGTTGCGTGGGATGACTCCAAAAGGTGAAAGGATTTCGATCGCTCGTTCTGATTACCTTAAAGAAGGGACCCGGATAACATTCGACATTGGAGTAATTCAGAACTCCAAAAAAGTCGATCTGGACACTGTTAAAACCTGTTTCCAGTACGGGGAAATTGTGGGTATTGGACAATGGAGAGGTTCCGGGGGATATGGTCGTTTTTGTGTAATTGACTAAGTGTTTTTTCCTTGACCAGAAGTACTAAACTTTTTATATAAAGGAGAAAATTTTTATGGCGTCCACTATACAAAAATTTGAGGGAGATAATAGCCCAAGTTTTGTCACTGAAATGTCCAACCGTCCGGGGGAAGCATACCCATTATTCCAAGAGGGGAGAGCGATAGATCTTGTAACCGCCCGTACAGTTGACATGGAAGAACTGCGGATCTTTAAAAAATGGGTAGTCTATTTGAAGAAAATAAATATCCCGTTCTTTACTCAAGTAACCGGGATGAAGTTGATCCTGTGGAAAGAAAGGAGAGCCCTATAGTATGCCGTCTTACGCTGAACTTGCCCACAATGAACAGCATAGATGGTCTTATATGACCGTTAGACAGTTAGTTGCCCGTTTAGCAAAAATATGTAAACGGGATAAAGTACAACTGTTTATTGAGAATGCTGAAACTATCGGGAGTAGACGGTTCGGGGAGGACTGGGGATATGCTCTTAGAGTATTGGGAGATATCAGATTTGGAGAACTTCCTTCAAAAATAACGAGAGTTGGTTATCATTTATTTGAAGAGATACTTCAAGAGATACAGAGAGAAGGAAATCAGGAAGATGTACCAGATGAAAGTGATACAAGTTTACCATGGCCCCCGCCGGGGAGAAGAGTGCCAAGTCCTCATTACACACCGCCCCCTTCTGAGTTCCCATTGTCGGAGGCCAGAGTAGAAAAAACCAGAATGATTCGATTCAGAAAAAAAGAAGAATTTGGAGGACGTAAAATCCGAATAGGAAGGAGAAGTAAATAGTGACCTGTACTGGGATAAAAGTTCGAAATTGGGTCCTTTGCTTGCAATATGGGCATTGTCAAAAGCACAGTCGTGTGTGCTATCATTGCCTTAAACGATTTAATTGCAGGGAACGTAAAGTATATGAACATCATATAAAAGCAGATGTGTTCAAGGCTTTTGAAAAAGAGACTGCCGATCAGACAGTATTATTCCCAGACCATTTTTTATCCATGGAGGTAGAAAAGAAATGACTTTAATGGGAGAGTATCTTATTGCAGACTTTATAGGTAATGCTTTGGGAGAATTGGGAACTGTTTGTGGGGCTTACCGAAGAAAGACAAAGTTTTTAAAACCGAAACTGGATCTGGTAGTACAAAGTGATCGGGTGTCTGGAGAAACAGCCTTTACCGTTATTAAATCCTGCGCTTATTGGCAAAAGTTATCTTCTGATCGAGTGGGTCAGTGGCAGTATTCGTTGAAACCTGAAAATTCTGAAACTGCTATTGATATATTTTTCCACCCGGTAGCCCCACAAAGTACAGGTGCCCATGTCCTTTACTACACGGGAAACATGACGTTTACCCGTCTTATCAGATCCCATGCCCGTAATGTTGGGTATAAGTTGAACCAGTATGGTCTTTTCCATGGGGATGAGATGATAGCCGGGAGAACTGAAGAACAAATTTTTATGGCTCTTGGAGTAGAGTTTATACTGCCTACTGGAAGAAATTTGAAAGGAGGTGATTTTCTTCCGATACATAATAATACTTTATTAGTTAAGGAGCGTAATAATGGCAAAGTCAAAAGTGCGACAGGTAAGGGTGGGAGTTAGAACAAACGGGGAATTGGATACTGCTACTGTCAGTAAATCCATGACCGATCTTGAGATTGTCAAAAAGTTAATTCTAAGAGAACCAGAACTTTTGACAAAAGAAGAAATCGTAACTCTCATAACTATCGGTACAGCCGCCGATGAAATCACCAAACAGACAAAGAAAATTGTGGATGCAGTAAAACCTGTTTTGATGGCAGTTGCTATCCATCAGAAGAAAAAGGAATTGATAGGAGAGGGTGGTTCCATGGTTAAAATCGGTGCTTCCACCAAGACTGAGGTTACAGGGACTATCCCAGATTTTGTTAGGCTTCTCAAAAAGGAGAAAAAAGAACATCTTCTGGATGACTTACTTGGTATAAAGATAGGCGATGCTAAGAAGTATTTGGGTGAGGATGCCTTGAAGAAGTTCTTCAAAAAATCGACAGAGGCGTTTGGAAAGTTGTCTTTTAAACGATCATGACGCAGTAAAACAATAGGTTTTCTGAGGCCCTGTACAGTTCTGTGCGGGGTCTTCTTTTTAGCCCTTATATGTACCGATACGTACCTTCCCCCCAGTCTTTAAAGGTTCCTAATTGCAGTATACCCCCTATGATTTTATAAGATCTTATTTTTACTCCAAATAGAAGTGTTCTAAAGTTTTATCTATTTTACCCTTATGTACCCCTTCATTAAATAAAAAAGCCCCTCTCCGTGGACCTGACAGGCTCAAATAACAGTAATTATTGAAGATTTCCACAGCACACGTGTGCCTGTACTAAAAAAAGTTGACATAGTTATTTTTAATGGTACAATTGGGGGCATATGAAACACCTATAGATAAAGGTATAAAAAATGCCGTCATCCGATCTGGAAGAAACTGAGACAGACAAATTAGTACAAAAATCCGTAAAACGAATAGTTGTAAAATCAGATGATGAAAGATTAGTTTACGGAGAAGTGTACTCCCCGATGCAAATTGACACAGACGATCAAGCTATGTCTGCCCCCGAAATAAAGTTCATGGCTCACAAATTTATTGCAAGTCAAAAAGCAGACAAGATAGATGTAAACCATAACTATTCTGAATCAGGGTGTCGAGTAGTAGAGTCTTTTATTGCTCGAAAAAATGATCCCGATGAATTTATTGAGGGATCGTGGGTGCTGGGAGTAATTGTTGAACCGGACGGTATATGGGAGCAAGTAAAAAAAGGTGATCTAAACGGATTCTCTTTTGCGGGATCTGGGGATGCTGAAAAAGCACTTGCAAAGGTAGAAGTAATTCGAGAAATGGACGGACTCACCGAAGATTCGGCTGAAGAATTACTCCCTTCCCACTCCCACCAAGTATCTTTAAATTTTGATTCCGAAGGTAAATTGACTAAGGCCGTTGTTTCTAAAGTTTTGGGACATACCCACAGTATTTTAAAAATGACTGCTACCGAAGAAGAACTGGGTCACAGTCATAGAATAATTATTTTGTAAGGGGAGAAAACATGCCTTTGGAAAGAACGAAAACAGAAGTAGTTGAAAAAGAAATCGAACTCCTGTCCAATGCTGATATTAAGTTTGTATCGTTGGTCAGGCATGGCGCAAACAGACAACCTTTTAGAGTTGTCAAAAATGAGAAGGGAGGGAAGGTAACTAAGATGATGGTAATCCAAAGTTTAATTGTCCCAAAAACAACCTCTTTGTCAAAGATCTTGGAAGACGAAACATTGGGCCATCTTTCCATGATTAAATCAGATTCTCCTCAAGCATTCGATGATTACAGCAAGTATGTCCAGATTCCCTCCGAAAAGTTTGATAAAAATACTCTCAAACTTATGAAAGTAGGGAATACCGAAGCACTTGCAGTTGTCGGGGAAGTAATGAAGGAAGAAACCGTAGACCGGTCAGAACTTATCTCTTTAAGTAAAGAGGACTTGGAAAAGTACAGTACGGCTTCTCCAATGGATGCTCCTGTTGACGTGACTGGGAACATAAGTCCTTCATTGATCGTTTCCTTCCGGGATTTGTTTGATACAGAACTATGGGCAATGCAGGATGTGATTTATGGAACCATGCGGCAGACTGCCGGAGACAAGAAAAAAAGGAAAAGTTCGATACTGGGAGCAGTTGATGCCTTTCGGAATTTTCTTTCTGCCACACTAGATCTGATAGGAGATGCCCAAGTAAAAATGGAAACGGACGAAAATCGAAAATTAAAAAAAGGAGGAAAAGGGATCATGGGAATTTTTGAAAACGATGCAGATAAGGACGAATTTTCCAAGGAAGTAACCGGGATTGTGTGCAAAGTATTGACCGATTTGGATGCTTTGAAAAAGGCCGAAGAAATTCTCCCCGTGGAGCCGAAGGAGCCTGTTACGCCGGTAGAACCTGTTGAGCCTGTCGTCCCTGTAGTTCCTGCCACCCCGGAGAAATCCGAAGCCGCCCCGCTTACCGAAGTATTGGATGAGCTTAAAAAAATGAACGGGAAGATCACCGAGCTGGAGAAAAATCAGACAGAACTTGGGAGTCAGTTGAATACTGATTCCGGTGCGGATAACCTTGCCGACCCGGACCCCCCCAAAAAGCCGATGGAGAAAAGTGTTTTCGCCGGTCTTCTGTCCAGAGCTGAACAAAAAAGTTAACAGTTAACTCCTGGTATTTGATCTGAAATTTATGCGATAAACATTTTTGAAAGGAGAAAATCAAAATGAGTAACCGAAGCATTGTAGAAAAAGCCGACATTGCAGTTTCCAATCTTATCAGTGACGGTGGATATTTGAACCCCATGCAGTCCAACGCTTTCATCAAGATGATGATAGATCAGCCTACCCTTTTAAACTCCATTCGGGTAGTACCGATGAATGCGCCAACCATGGAGATCAATAAAATTGGGCTTACGAGTCGAATCCTTCATGTGGCTCCCGCCTCCGGGACAGCACTTGCCGCTGGAAGCAGAAGTAAACCTACAACCGACAAAGTAGAGTTAACCACTTCTGAGATTATCGCCGAGATCCATATCCCTTATGATGTGCTGGAAGACAACATCGAAAGGGGTACTTTGGAAGATACCATTATGTCCCTGATTTCGGCCCGGTCTTCGCTGGATCTGGAAGAACTGATTGTAACCGGAAACACGGGATCTGCCGATGCTTATTTGGCGATGAAAAATGGCGTACTGGTAAAGGCTACCAGTCATGTTGTGGATTATACGGCGGCTCCTGCCACTGTAGATAAGTCCGTTTTTAAAGCCGGCATCAAAGCAATGCCAACGAAGTATATGCGGAACCGGAACGCCATGAGGTTCTATGTATCTCCGGATCTGTATACCGAGTATCAGGATTATCTGGCTACCCGATTAACAGGACTTGGTGATGTTGCAATTCAGGCCAATAAAGCTCCGACTCCTTATGGAATTCCTCTGGAGCCCGCAGTATTTATGCCTGACAGTCGGTATCTGTTCACGTGGCCCAAGAATATCATCCTTGGAGTACAACGTGATATGATGATCGAAACCGATCGGGACATCCGGGCCAGAGTACTTATCGTGGTTCTTACCATGAGAGTGGATATTCAGTACGAAGAGGAAGATTCCGTTGTGAAGTGCACCGGACTCGACCCGAATTCCACGACTTCCACAACCACGTAGTGTTTGGGTGGTAGTAACAATTAAAATCCTTACTTAGTAAAAGGAGGAAAGTTTTATGAACATGCCAAAGGTAACTTTGTTATTGGATCAGGGGAGTACCTACACTCTTAAATACGGCCCGCAAGACTTTGTTTTTAGGGGCCGAGTGGCTAAAAAAGTGCCAGTTGCCATTGCTCTTTTATGCCAACGGAAGAAAAAGGAAGTTAACGATAAGGGTAAAATACTTCCCTTGTTTAAGATTTCAGATCTTCCGAAAATTGTAGTGTCCTCCCCCAAGCCAGTTCCTCAAGAAGTAATTGAGGAAAAGACAATGGAAGAAGAATGTTCGTGGGAACAGCATGAATTATTGAAAAAGGTGGCATAAATGACTTCTCTCAATAGGAGAATTGGAGGACCCGAATCCGACAGTTTTGTGACCGTTAGAGAGGCTGACGTTATAGTAGCAACGTTACCCGATTCGACCACAGAATGGTTTAACCTTACCTCAGACGAGAAAAGGTATCGGTTAAGACTCGGAGCACAAATGATAGGGACTCTACCTTTGAGGGGGAGTAAAGCCTACTGCGAACAAGCTCTTTCATTTCCAAGAGATGTTCAAAGGGTAGTCTATAAGATACCTTATGTAGTGAAAGAGACCCAAGTATTCTTAGCCTATAGTGTTGTCCATCGAGCACTTGCCAACCGACCGACAAGTGTTACCGAAGAAGATGACGGGTCCAGAGTAACCCAAGTATCTCTTGGTGGGTTGTTATCGGTATCTTTTGCGGGTACTCCAGTAAGTGCAGGGACGTGGTTGGATAAGATAGCAAGATCTGTCCAATTCCCTGCTTATATGAGAATGAAGAGGTGGTTATCCCAAGTACGGGGGAGAGCAGTACGACCACAAGTAGACATGACTTGTACGGAATGCCCGACCACTACCACCAGTTCATCGACAACCAGTACGACCAGTACTTCAACAACGACTTCAACAACGACTTAAAAGGATAAAAAGGAGGGTGTAAATTATGCCCCGAATAGGAAAAGCCAATCGCATCGGAGGAATCGGGAGAAAAGGGAAAAGAAAAGGTCCCTTCGGTAAAGGGGCGGGTACGGACGGGTCGAAGTTTATTAATGATCTAACCTATTCCCCAGTTCATTACCCGACAACTACCAGTACAACGGTTAGCACCACAACCAGTACAACGGTTAGCACCACAACCAGTACAACGGTTAGCACCACAACCAGTACAACGGTTAGCACCACAACCAGTACAACGAGTACCAGTACAACCAGTACAACGAGTACCAGTACAACTACCACAACCACGACCTAAAAGGTGATTGAATGGGGTTTTTTAACAAAATAGAAGGGCCGATAAAAAAGCAGTTAAATAAGCTTTTTGCCGATGAACGATTACGAACCTTGATAACTTATCGGGAGTATGCTGGACAGACTAAATCAGGGAATCGAAGAGTCGCATCTTTTACGGACCATTCTATTTATGCCATACGATTACAGCACAGTGAGGATAGTGTTTCCACTGCTTTTGGGAAGATGGAAGTTGGGGATCAATTGTATCTGCTTAAATTTGAAGATGTAGGAACTTGGGAGCATACGCTGAAAAATGAAATAACTGATGAAAACGGAAACATTCAGAAGTTAAAAGATATCCAAAACATCTTTGATTTGGCAATAGCTGTAACAGTCCACGGGGGAGAACTTCCATGATAACTTCTTCTATTGATGAACAAGTTATGGCAGCTATCCAAACATTTCTTAATTCATTGCCACGGATTGTTTCTGATAGTTTAGAGGAAGCTACTAATACGTTACTTCAGCTTACAAAGGGGGGTACTCCTTTTAAAACTGGGACAGCTAAAAGAGGATGGTCAAGTGTTCACTCCCATGACGGGGGTTATAGTTTTGAAAATAGAGTTTCTTATATTGAAACTCTTGAAAGAGGACTTTATCCGAATACTGGGCCTAGAACTGTAAGAACTTCAGATGGGATATTTTCAAGGCAAGCCCCTGAAGGAATAATAAATCCGTTGCTGTCTGATGATACAGTAACCTCTCGAATATTAGCTACGATTATCCAAGTTATGGAAACTCAAATAAACAGAGGTCTTTAGATGTTAAAATGGGAGTCAATAGTACAAGAAATTGAAAGTCGGATGGCTGACGTTACCGGAGTTGTTTACGTAGCCAGAAACCCCGGCAAACCTCCTTCAGGAGAGGATCTCCCGGCTATCCTGATATTTGAGCTTGAGGATACACCAAAAACAGCTTCCCGGAGAGGAGCCAGTAAGTATCCTTCTTATATACGAGAGGCTATCGTAGTGATTGAATTTTTTGCTTCAGCAGCGAACGAAGAGGCTGCATCTACTGCTCAAGCTTTCTTAGTAGAAGAAGGAAAGAAAAAGTTGTATCAAGGAGGGATAACCTTAAACGGTACTTGCTCTGAAATGGAAGAGACAAACGCAAGTAGAGTATTACGCCCTGACATTGGGGGGTATGTTGCCGGTAGGGGAATTGGGTTGAAGATTATATATATAGAAGACATTGCTTTGATTATGTAATATTTTTTCGGCACACGTGTGCCTGTTTTAAAAGTTTTTAACTTAAAAAAGAGGAGGTTCCTAATATGGTAGCCGCTAGTTCTACTCAGCTTTACACTTTAGGCCGTGGGATTCTTTATATTAGGGAGTGGGTTGGAACTACTCCCCCTGCCGGGGCATGGAAAGATTTGGGGAACTGCCCCGATTTTAATGTGGAAGTAACCAAAGAAACCTTGGATCATTACAGTTCAAGAACTGGGGTACGGTCGAAAGATAAGACAACCGTTCTCGAAACCGGGTATAACCTAAATTTTGTTTTGGACGAAATCGCCCTTTACAACCTGAAGATTTTTCTCCGTGGTACTCTTACCGGCGGGAATATTATCCGGGCGAATACAGCCGTATCCAAAGAATTTTCTGTTAAGTTTGAATCTGACAATGCCGAAGGAGAAGATCAAACATGGGAGTTCTGGAGAGCAATGTTGAGTCCGGCATCAGCTTTCAATTTGATCTCAAACGAGTGGTCAACTTTGGAGTTCAATGGCGAAGGTCTGTCAGATACGACCAACCATTCTACCACCCCATTTTTTAACGTGACCTATGGGGTAACGACTACGACCACCACCACCACATAAGTATTAATGCCCATTAAAGAAAACGCCGCAGATGGGCCTAAACAGCTTGTCTGCGGAACGTTTGTAATGGAGGAAAGTATGCCTGAGAAAAACGATGAACAAAAAGATCTTGAATTATTGGAAGAACTTTTTCCAAAGAAAAGTATAAAGATCCCTCATACGGATAAGACCATATCTTTGCGGCCTTTATCTATCGAAGAATTAGTTCCCCTGCTCCGTTCTTTTTTTACTCTTTACACACTCTGGAACGCCAAAGCAGATCCTTTGGATATAATGACAAAAGCTGGGGAAGAAGTATCACAATTACTCCCGTTATGTACCACTCCCAGATTAACTCCCGCAGTAATTCCTGCTACAGTATTGCCGGATTTACTTGAAGCTTTTTTTGCGCTCAATATGGACAACGATATCTTGGGAAAATGGGAGGCCCTGATCGGGAAGATGACGGGAGGTCTAAAAAACGCCGTAGACGTAATAGAAAAAACAAAAAAGACCATCGAAGAAAAAGATCCCGAAGCGGCAAAGAAGTTGAAAAATCTCAGTCAGGGCTTGGACAAGCAATCTTAACGGCGATAGATATTCTTATCGCCCATGGTCATTCGTTTACGGAAGTAAGGAAATACAGTCTTGGACAATTATCGCTTTTCCTTCACTTAATAAGGTCTCGAAATGAGAAGCCTGAAGGTGCGGAAGGAGGGGAAGAAAAGTTAAGCGAGCATACAAAAGGGTGGGTACAGCAACAGAAGGAGAAACATGGCGACGGAATACAAGTTGAAACTGGTCTTCGACGCCGTAAACAAAGCGTCCAAAGAGCTAACAAAAATAAAAACCGACCTTGATGGTGTTGCCAAAGCCGAAAATAATGTTGGGGATGAAGCTAAAGAAGCCGAAAGTAAATCAGAAAAATTAGCTAAATCTCTTCAAGGTCTTACGAGTGTGGGAGTGAAGTTATTGGCGGTAGCCGCAGGTTTTACTGCCGCCTTTATTTTTCCCGTTAAAGCCGCCGCAAGTTTTGAAAGAGCTATGTCTGGAGTTCTTGCGGTAACAGAAAATGCTGAAGTACAATTCGCTTCTTTAACCCGAACGGCTCAAGAGTTAGGAAGAACAACCAAATTCACTGCCGTTGAAGCCGCCGAAGGTATGACCTTCCTTGGTATGGCTGGGTTCAGGGCGGGTGAAGTAATAAAGGCCATTGGCCCCTCTTTAAAACTTGCCGCCGCAGGGGGTTTAGAACTGGGTGCCGCCGCAGACATTGCAAGTAATGTTCTCCAAGCAATGCGACTACCTGTTGAGGATCTGAGTCATGTAGTAGACGTACTGGCTAATACAGCCATGTCCTCCAACACCAATATTATTCAGTTAGCCGAAGCTTTAAAGTACTCAGCCCCTTTTGCCGCCGCCGCTGGAGTAGAAATTGAAACATTGACCGCCGCCATTGGAATTATGGGTAATGCCGGTATTCAAGCAAGTATGGCTGGAACTACTTTGAGAGGGGTATTCATAGGATTAGCTGCTCCAACTGTAAAGGCTCAAAAGGCTTTTGATGCTCTAAATGTTACGATTGCTAAAAATGCTGATGGAAGTATAGATCTTATAGAAACATTTACGAGATTAAAAAAAGCAAATCTCGGACTTGCAGAAGCAACTGCTATTTTTCGAAGAACAGCCGCCGCAGGAACTTTAGTATTAGTCGAAAATGTTGAAGCATTGTCCAAACTGGAAGCCCAGTCAATTGCCGCAATTGGTGCCGCCGAAAAAATGGCATACACCATGGAAGACAATTTAGTGGGAGCATTAACTCTTGCTAAGTCCGCCGTTGATGGGTTTTTGACTTCTATGGGAGCCCCTTTGCTTTCTTCTGTAACTGCCGCAGTTAGAGTATTCACTGGGTTTGTCAGTGCTCTGGCTAATGTGTCCAGTGCTTTCCCAATACTTTCTGGAGCCATTGTCGGAATGTCTGGGATACTCGCTGTGTTAACGGGGGCGGTAGCTCTTTTAACTATAGGTGTAGCAAGTTTAGCTGGGACTTTTTTAATTTTAAAAACTGCCATGACTGAGTTAGGAATTGTTAGTACTATCACCATTGCCTCGTTTGGAGGGTGGGCTGTAGCAATAATAGGAGTTGTTGCCGCCGTTGGATTATTATTGGGAGCTATTGACTCATACGCCGGTAAAGTAGATAGAGCATTAGCCGCAAATAAAAAACTTCAACTTTCCACAGAAAAAGAAATACAGACATTGTCCGAGTTTTCAACAGCCCTTTCCAAATTAAACGATAAGTTAAAAAGGGGAGAAAAAGTACAGACAGAGTATAATAAGGTAGTGCTTAATCTTGTAGATAAATTTCCAGAGTTAGTGGATTTGATAGATATAACCACTGTTTCTTATGAAGAACTTAAAGAAGCTATCAAAGAAGTATCAGATAAGAAACAGGTCGAAAGTATAAAAACTCAAATTGATTCTATCGTAAAATTGAATGAAGCTGTTGAAACGAGAGTTGCCAGATTAAAATCTTGGAAAAATGCTTCTGACGAAGTTATAGCAAAAGATAAAATTTTAATAGATTTTAACAGAACTTTGAAAGGGGAAAACGAAAGTTTAATCCTTACCCTTATAGATCTTGCTGAAAAAGAAAAATTAGGCAGTGTTGCTGCTGGAGAAATGGCAACAGCTTTTATACTTGCCTCTGAGGGAAGCTCCGAATACGCTAAAACCATATCTGAAAAAGTTGTTAAGGCTCTGGAGAGTGAAGAATACCAATTAAAGAAAAAGTCTGAAGCTCTTTTAGAAGCTAGTAAGATGGAAAAATTATTAGTAGATCAACAGAAGGAGTTATTAAAAGATCTTGCAATAGAGTATCAGCACGAAACAACAGTTCGAGTAGAAGAAAAACGAAAACAAATTGCCTCCATTAACCAGCTTGAGATTGAACAACAGCTATCGACAAAAGAGGCCGCACAACAAAAATTCGATATTGAAGAAGAATTTTTGACTAAAGCACTCGCTCAGAAAAAACAGTATGTTCAAGATGTGGATGATACGAACGCTACTATGGTAGAAGAGAGAAAGAAAGCTCTTGAAGCAGTTGCGAAAGCAGAATCCGATTTAGCTGAACACGCTGTTTCAAGAGCTCAATGGGCTTCTGATCGGAAAAAAGAAATTGATGCAGGAACGCTTGACGTAGTAAGAGCAACATATGAAAAGAAAGTTGCTGAGATAGATCTACAGGAAGAAAAAGGGGTAATTTCCCACGCCAATGCTACAAAGAAAAAATGGGCTTTAGAAGAAGAATTTTTAAATTTTAAACTTGAGCAAACTTTAGCAGTATTTGACGAGATAGCCTCAAAGTATGAAGAAGACGCTGCTGAGTATAAAGCGGCGATAGTTAAAAAGACGGAAGCGG